TTTCCTGTAGTTCCTGTAGTTCCAGTTGTTCCTGGAGCACCAGTAGCACCAGTGGCTCCTGTAGCACCAGTGTTTCCTGTAGTTCCAGTAGTTCCAGTTGTTCCTGGAGCACCAGTGGCACCAGTGTTTCCTTGAGGACCTTGGGCACCAGTGGCTCCTGTTGAGCCAGTTGAACCCTTTTCTACAAATACATCCCAACCCACTAAAGAATCTGGTTGAGAGCCAGTAAGACCATTAGTTAAACAAATATAAGAAGTGCCATTGAATGTAACTACATCATTGATATTATAAATAATCTCTGAACCACCGTAAGGGCCTCTAAAGTAAAAACTTTCACCCTGAATGCCTTGAGGGCCAATTTCTCCTTGAGGACCAGTTGCTCCAGTGTTTCCTTGGATTCCTTGGGGACCAGTGGCTCCTGTGTTTCCTTTTTCAGCAGTCAAAGATGTTACAGTAAATTTCAAAAATTCAACAGTTATACTATTTGTGGCAGTTTTGTTTTGAACAATAAAAAAGACTCTATCGCCATATGCAAGATCTAATATTGTTTGAATTGTTGAAGAAACAGGTTGAGCAGATGGATTTGCAGAGTTAGCATAAATTTCACTTTCACTAATTCTATCTGCATTTGGATCAAGGGTGGAACCTGCAACTGAATTTTTTCCAACATAAAATCCACAAACATCTTGGCTTCCACTGTAAAAGTTAAAGTTTGCAATGACATGGAATCGCCCACCAGATCCATCATATTTCAATGCATTGTTTGAACCATCTTTGGAAAAATTAAATAAAGTTCCAGTCTGTGCTGTTCCCCCAACTATTGCTCTTCCATTTATAGATGGTATAATTGTTGCTGTGGTATTTCCTTTCAAATACATCACACCCACATCATTATTGCCAGGTGCACCAGATCCAGAAGGGCCTTGGGGGCCAGTTGGTCCAGTAGCTCCTGTCGCACCAGTGTTGCCTGTAGGACCAGTTGGACCTGTAGATCCTGTAGATCCCCTTGGTCCTGTAGCACCAACTTCTGTGCTTGTTTTGTCCCATCCATATCCATTATATTGCCATATTATTCCATTATAATAATATGTTAATCCAATTGTAGGATTCGAAGGAAAATCAGCAGGCATCAGATTATCCTCCAACCATTATGGTAAATAATTCTAATGGAACCTCCATTTGTAGTGATACCCCCAGTTCCAAGATTATCAATTTTGTCCGTAGCTGTGCCACCTTGAATTGTTATATGATTTGTGCCAGCATTACCAGATTCATCTTTAAATACTAACTCTCTTCCCTTTTCTGGTAGTTCTGGCAAAGTTATGCTAACTACACCAGCGTAACTAACTCCTATGTAATAGTCAGTGCTTAAAACTGAATAACTTGCACCAGTAACACCAACAGAAGTGTGTATGGATGTAATAACATCGGTATTTACAGCAGATGCCAATTGTACCCAAACGTTTTCTGATCCATTGCTTACTGCTGTATATAAACGACCATCTGTAGTATTGAACCATCTGTAACCAAATGTAGCTCCTATAGGTTCTGTATCACTCTGTACAAATCCTCCAGCATCTCCACCACCACCCCCAGTAATTGTTATATCAATATTTTTTCTACGACGAGTTATTTCAATATTTGATCCTAAGAAATTTAAAGTATCTACATTTCTTAGAATTTTTTGACCATTCAAAGCAATATCTAAACCACCTCCACCACCGGGTGTGGCAGGAATGGTCATTTTGCTTATTACTTGTTGAACACTTTCACTTTTAATTTTTTCTAAAAGTGAAGAAACGTGTTGGGATTCGAAGGAGAGAACTCCATCTTCTAATACGAGTGGATAATTGGCTTGAACTACACCAGGTTCACCTTGTGGTCCGGGATCTCCTTTGTCTCCCTTTGGACCACGCATTCCCATTTTTCCTTGTGGTCCTTGAGGACCAGCTGGACCAAGCGGTCCTATATCTCCCTTTGGTCCTTGTGATCCATCAGTACCACGATCACCCTTTTCTCCCTTTTCTCCTTGAGGGCCAACAGGACCAGCGGGACCAGCAGGACCTCTTAAACCTTGTTGACCTACAGGACCAATATCACCTTGTTCGCCTTTTTCTCCTTTTTCACCCTGTGGACCAACATCACCTTGTTCGCCTTTCTCCCCCTTTGGACCCATTGCACCAACAGGTCCTTGTGGGCCAGCTGGCCCTCTTTCTCCTCTTGGTCCACGGTCACCCCTTTCTCCTTGAACGCCCTGTAATCCATCTTTAGGAACAATTTCTCTTACAATAGTTTTTTCAATCAACTGAACAGGGTTTTGCGAAATTGGTTGTTTAACAATTTTTGGAGTTTCTTCTTTTACCTCTTCGAAGATATTTTTAATCTGTGATGGATTACCAATAAACTTTATTATTTTATTGGTGCCTTCTTGAATAAAATATCTTTCAGAAACACCATGGCCTAGATAAATTTTTTCATCTGGTTGAACTGAAACAGTTTCCTTTAGTCTAGTATTTCTTTCCAAAGTCCCAACAGATATTCTTACTTTTAAAGTAGGACTTTCTACTGTTTCAAAAACATATGCAGGTGTAAAATAATCCTTTATCTTTTTGGAATTGCCTTCTACAATATATTCAGAACCATCAGTACCACGAAGCAAAACTTTAGAAACACCAGCACCTATGTTAACGCGAATAGGATTTAAGACATTTTCTACAATGTTGTATCTTATGTCACCTTTTAGATCAGGGTGATTTTTTATTAATCTTAAGGATGTTTTGTTTTTTCCAAAAAACATTTTATGTTACATTTACGTCAGGCAATATTGTTATCTGTCCGTTCTGTAATGTGACAACATCTTTATTAGATGCCTTTGTTAATTGAATGTCATAAAATACAGAAGTATATAGAGGAAATCTTTCAGTATATGTAGAACCAACACATACAAAAAGAGTTCCACCAGTAGCACCAGACGATATACCACCAGTAAATCCTTGTGGAGAAACTGCAGTACTCCCTGCTACAACATTTACTTCATAATTTACTAATAAACTAGTATTATCAAAACTTCTTCCAATGGCCATGTACAGAGTAGAACCACTCATGTCAAAAGTTTGACCTAGCAAACTAGACCAATTAAATGTCCATCTTAGGGTATCACCCCTGATAACTGTTGTGTCGTAAGGTTCTGCCATCGGTTCTCCAAAAAATAATGACCTATAGATTAGGTCATTATTAAGTATTTAGTTGTTTTTATTGTTAAAGCTTAAGATTGACTGCCTCTGGATTAATCTCCAATGTAGATTTTTTAACCTTTTTAGCAATTTCTTCATTTTTTTGCATTTGTTCTTTGAGCATTTTTTCTTGGAATTCAAGCATATGCTTTAAGTATATGTTGTAATTATTAGTAACCCTTTCACGGTGCTCAGGTGGCAGATGGGGTTCTTTCAAAATTTTCTCACACGCAGACATACCAACTTGTGGTCTTCCTGCATAGAAAGCCGTAGTACCCACCTCATCGTAAATTCCCCAAAGGTAATTTGCATTATCCACGAACAAAATATCCTGTGGAATTGGCATGGTAAGACCCAGGTGGGCTACCAAGAATGCACAACGAGGACGATTGTACTTTCTATAAATGCAGGACATATGATATAGAGGTTCCACACGATGTGGTGCAGTCTCATAAGCCATCATGAATGCATCAATAATTTCGTTTACTGGTTTGCCTAGGAATTCTCTACACATTCCTATACGCATCCATGAGAAGAATATTTCTTCAAACCATTGTCCCAATTCAACTCTCTTCAGATATTCTTTCTCTGCAACCTCATACATTCGTGAATCGAATGCAGATTGTGCTGCATAGAATTGTTTTCTTGGTTGGTTAGGATCTTTGTCCAAATAAGACTTAAGTAAGTAATAATCTTTTTGATACTTTTCAACTTCGTCCTTTGAAGCCTTTGAACGACAACCTTCGGTACGAACTTCCCAAGCATAATCGCCATCCAGTTTACCAACATTCATTGGTTGTTCGCATGTAGCGTATTCATGTAGAGGTTCTTCGTACCACCACTTCTTTTTGCCAACATTGAAGATCTGAGCACGAAGCCAGCTAAAATTGCCTCTGCGGATGTTTACAACATAACCATCCAAATTAGTATCAAACTTATCAACAGGAAGTGTTCCGGTGATATTGTCATCAGCATCAATCATCAAAGCCCATTGAGTTTTGCCTAGGCATAGCTCAAGTGCTTTAGATCTATTTGTTCCAAAATCTGACCATTCATGATCATGTATTTCTCCCGGAATACCCTTTTCATCAAAAAACTTTTTGATTATTTCTTTTGTGTTATCTGTGGAACCAGTATCACAGATTACATAATAATCAATATATGGTGCGACTGAAGAAATACATCTTTCGATGTTAGATTCTTCGTTTTTAACGATCATTGCTAAAGTCAAATTATACATGTTCATCCTTATGAATTAAAAAATTTACGCAAAGAACCAGGATTAAATTTTGGAATCAATTCCCAGTCATCCTTTTCACCATACTTTATAATCTTAAGCCCATTTATAGGCATTGCATCTTTTACTTTTTCTTTGTCAACTATTTCTAACAGTTCCCATTCTTCCAATAGTTTTACAATCGCATTTCTTCTTTTTATATCTTCTTCAGAAGTATTTGAAGGCAAACCATCTAGTGCAAATAATTCTTTAAAGTGTGCTACAATATACACATCATTTTTATGAATTAAGTGTGTTGATTGGTATAAAACTTTTTTACCTTTTGGTGATACACCAATCCGAGACAGTGTTTCACGAACAACCATGAAATCTTCTGGATCAAAAAGTTTTACATGAACTCCGATATCTTTAAATATTTGTTTAGATACATCCGACATAAAGCCTCACTGCTTATTAACTACTCCACCTTTTTGAAGATATGCTTTTAACTTTTGAATATCTTCCACAGACAATATATTTAGTACTTCTTTTGCTTTGCTGTCGGTATACCCAAAAACCTCTTTAATTACAAGTATATTTTCTTCAGTTTCCTTTTTTATCCAATGCGAAAACCGCTTCTTTTTTCTAACTGCCATCCTATAGAAATCAAATTGAGTTTTTGAATCTAGCCAAGGGTGGCAGTTCATTTCATTAGAATGAAATATGGTGTCTGGAAAATAAGACAGACACTTGTTTACAATAAATGCCGGATAGATTTTTTGAGCCTTTTCATCCTTGTCCAATAAAGGCTTCTTATCGTGGTTGATACTGTTTAAAAAATCTTTGAGTTCCATTAGTTAAATTCACATTCCATCATAATTTGAACTATTAACGCCATTGTATTGATTTCCTGGTCGGCAGCAAAGGCGGATTTGTATTGATATTCGGCAATTATAAGAATTGCTTGCGGGATTGAGGATGGCTTTAAAGCAGTATACAGCTCTGTATATAACTTTTTAAAGAACTCCGTTGTATTCAAATCCAAGTTTTGGATAACCCACTTTCTGCAAGAAGTAAAGTCTTTTGATTTCATAAATAAAATCAATTCTTTATAAGACTCGCTGCTTCCTTGTGAAAGTATTCCAACATCAATTTTACCAGAAGAAGAATATCGTTGAAGATCGTTTAGTATTCTTCTAATATCTGGAAAATGTTTTTTTATAAGATTTGCAAGAACTTGTTTGTTGTATTCAACACCCTCTTCAGTAAGAATGTTTTCCATTCTTTGTAGGATGTCTCCTGCGATCTTTGGTTTTTCAGATGCAGGGATGCTAAAGTCAATTCCAGTGCAACGTGAATGAAGAGGTTCTATAATTCTGTTTTTATAATTGCATGTTAGAATGAACCTGCAGTTTCCATGAAACTCTTCGATAGCACCACGCAGAGCTGGTTGAATTGACTGTGCATTGGCATAATCAAACTCATCAAGAATTACAATTTTTTGAGTATCTGAAAGAGAAATTGTAGATGCGTATTGGCGAATCTTTGTTCTCAGAGTATCGATACCATTTTCTTCTGAGCAGTTAATAAGAATACAATCCGCACCCAATTCATTGGCAAGAGCACGGGCAACAGTTGTTTTGCCCGTGCCTGCTTTGCCGTAGAACATCATGTTTGGGATTGATCCTTCTTTAATCATGCCTTCAAAAATCTTGGCTAGATCAATTGGAAGAATGCAATCGGACAGTTTTTTGGGTCGATACTTTTCGACCCAAAGAATGTTATTGATGTCGGTCACACTTAACCCTTCGTAATTGCGATATAATAAGAAAGATTTTGTGATTTATGACTAAACTTTGAAACTACCGTCTTGGTAATTTCCACACGATAAGAACCTGGAAGAAACTTCATTTCAGAGACATTCAAAGATCCAGAATACTCTGGACCACTGTAATTCTCCTCAATAACCAAATCAAAACTGTTTGGTGTATTATTCTTCGCGTCTGCTACAGTAATTTTAATTTGACCGTCACCCGCAGTGATAAGCAAATCACTAACTTGAAGAATGCTAGAAGCCTTGATCAGTTCGTTTAGATCCTGTTCCTCAAGATCAAAAGAAAACAAAACATCTGGCATTTTGATTTCCTTCTTAGGAACGGTCAACAAGGATGGCTCAGAGTAATAGTAAGTAACTGTAGATCTTCCGTTAGAAATATCTACATGAGTATCATGAAACTCCACATCTGGATTGTTAAACATGCTAACAACACCAAGAAACTTGTTGAGATCCCAAATAGCGACTTCGGTATCAAAATCTTCTTGGACTGAGGCTTCAACGTAAATATTACTTCCGGGGGAAATAGTCTTCAAAACATTTCCGGGTTTGATCAATATATTTGAATTGATCGAAGAAAAGTTTTTGAGAATGTTAAGTGTTTCTTTTGTCAAACGCATTTTTGTCACAGTTGTCATATAAATCCTTTTGTAAATTAATCACTGCTGTTTTCACGACGATACATCATATCATTGACTTGCTGCTTAACCTCATGTCGGTTACCGCGCTTTTGTCTTTTTTCTTGTTTTTTGCTAAACCCAGTCTTCTTGTTCTTGCGACGATTAGTAAACTTTTCAAAACTGTCTTCGTTGTGCATAATTGTATTATAACTCCATCTTTTGCTAAATCAAGTTTCAACCCACTGAAATCCATTTTCATCCTGAAACCAAACATAAGAAACCCCAGAAGTAGATGTCCAAATTTGTCCTTTGGATGGTTTAACTGGTGGGTTGTCTGTTATAGTATTTTCCATCACTCCAGTAAAAACCCATGAATCTGGTTTTTGTATAGGTGATTTGTGTGTGGGGATAACACATCTGTATACCTTCCCCTGATATGATACAATATCATTTATTAAGTATGTGTTGGGTGTTCCAGAGGAGTTTTTTAATTTAAATTCGCCGCGTATCATATACAAATATTTATATTTGTGTTTTAATTCTTGAAAAATTATTCTTTTTCTCAAACTGCATTTGTTGGTCAAACTTATCAGTTAGAGCATCAGCCTTATGGCTTATGATAAAAATGGAACACTTGTTTTTCATTTTTGAAAGTAATTTAAGGAATGCCTCTGTTCCAGCACCATCCAAAGAAGAATCTAAAATCTCATCAAAGATAAGAAGATTGCAATTAAGGCTGTTCTTCATTTTGGCAATCTCTCTCCATGTCAGGAGAATGGCCAAATCAATACGCTGTTTCTCTCCCTCAGAGAAAGAGGAATATGAAAATGCATCTCGGTATCGTGACTTAATTGTTTCCTTGAACTCCTCATCGATGTTGAAGTCAACAAAGAGATTAAGTTTTCCGAGGAACTTATTGACGAGTCCATTGATGATGGGAACATAATGTTTGATAATACGGCTCTTAAGTCCACCATCCTTGAGCATATCGTAAACAACATCGTAGTGAATCTGTTTGCTAATGGCATTTTCCAAAGCCTTTGCATGTTTGTCCTTTTCTGAAATTGCCTCTTCGATCTTAGTATCGATCTCAGATTCATTTGTTGATTTTTTTATTTTTGCAACTTTTTGAGTAAGTGAATTTAGTTCGGCATTAATATTATTTTTACGAATATCTGCCTGTGCACATAGAACTGTTGTGTCTAGTATTTTTTTATTTAAAATTTCTAATTCACCCTTTAAAGTTTCAAGTTCTTTTAGTTTTTTATCTCCAACTTGTAAAGATTTCTTACAAGTTACCAATTTTTGTCTTTTTTCCTCTAAATGCTTTTGTCGGGCATCTTCTGGTAATGTTTGGCCACAGCAAGTGCATTTTGGATCTACTTCCAGAGTGTTTATTTGGTCTATAAGCGTTTCTTGGAGTTCCAATGCCTTGGAGTGCATTGTAGGAACCCCTGCCATAGAATTGATTTTAGAAGTGAGTTCTTTCTTTGATTTTTCTAATTTTGAAAGATCTTCTAAAGTATTACTAATAAAAGATTCTTCGGATTTTGCAAATTTTTTATATTCAACAATTTTGTCCTGATATTCTTTTAGCTCCAATATTTTGGTATTGTCGATTTGAGTTTTTACCTCGTTCAGAGATTTTACTTTTTCATGAGCAATTTTGACAAAACTGTCTTCTTCTGTAATCTCTGTTTTTAACTTAGACAACTCACCACGAACATAAACATTCATGTCAGCCAAAATATCAAGATCCAAAAGACCTTCAATTATCTTTCTACGTTCAGCGGGAGACAATTGCATAAAAGGAATAAAATTGGATTTTCCAAGTATTACAACTTGCTTGAATGCAGAGTAATCGAATCCTAATATATGTTCTTCAAAGTATTCTTGATAATCCTTTGACTTGGCGTGCTGATCCAGCATATTGCCATCTTTGTGGATTTCAAATAACTTTGGGCTCAATCCCCGACGAACCAAGTAATTAGATCCTGATCTTTTGAATTCTATTTCGACCAAACAGTGTTTGTTGTTTATAGAATTTACAAGCTGAGGAATATTGATTGGTCTAAACGGTTTGCCAAACAAACCAAAGCAAAGAGAATCCAATAATGCAAATGATTTTCCGTGACCATTTGTACCAGTAACCAAAGTTACTTTATTGGTATTGAGTTTTATTTCGGAAAAATTATTTCCAAAAGAACCAAAGTTTTTGAATCTAACACTTGTAAATTCAATCATTCTTCTTCCTTGGACAAAGCACTATTATATGATATGTTTATTATTTCTGCAAGTAAAGTCTTATTAATAGATTTTTCCTCTATCGTTTCAATCTCTTCATGCAAAAGTTGCAGTGTATCTTTGTGAATATCAACCGCGACCAAATCTGGATTAGAACTAACCTCTTCGGCCACAGCTAATTCAGCAACACCAGCTTCGTAAAACTTATCCAAATAGCGTTCGAACAAAGGTTGTTTTGTTTTATTTTTTATAAAAATTTTTACATAACAATCTTTAAAATAAGAAAAATCTATTTTTTCCTTTGAGTCTTCATCATAATCAATCGTATGGAATAACTTTTTTGGATTTTCAATAAACTCAAGTGTACGTTCTTTAAAGTCAAATACATGGAATCCCTTCTTTTCCCAAACGTCTGAAAAGCCCATTTGATATTGCGTTCCGAGATAATGAATATTATCACGGCTAGACTTAATGTGATAATGGCCAGTAAGAACGTACTCAAACTTATCGAAATGTTTGGGGTCATATCCTTGCTCTATAAAAACTCCACGGATGCTTTGAAAGCCACATAACTCAAGATGCCCCAATAACAATGAACAAGTGGTCTCGGAAATAAATTTTGCTGCCTGTTCTTCGTTTTCGGGATTTATCCACGGTAAGAGCGCGACACAACCGATGGAAAGATTAATATTTGTCGGCTCTGAATATACTGACCAATTCGAATAATGTCCAACGAGTTCGTGTAGAGAATTAATGGTGTTGGTATTACGGTAATAAGTATCGTGGTTTCCACAGATTGCGTGGACTTTGATTCCCATCTCTTGTAATGGGTCCAAAAACTCTTTGCGAACTCTATACAGTGTTTTAAAGTTGACATATTTTCTTCTATCAAACAAATCTCCCAAATGGAAGATTGTTTTTATATCATTTTCCTTTAAATAAGGAAACAATTGCTCATTGAAAAAATCAAGAAAATAATCCAGTACAATGCAGGAATCGTTCTTGAAACCAAAATGGGTATCGTTTAAAATTACGGCTTTCATACATCAAAAATATCTTTTTTGGTGCTCTTTCTTTTTCTTTTTGACTTTTTGGGAGCACACATTTCATCAAATCGTTCCATATCAGAATCAGTCAAACCAAAAAAGTCTCTTCTACCAATATCCATTCCAGCATAGGTTTCATTAAACCAGTTTTGGAAGTCTTTGTTATTTTGCTGTTCTGCAAATTTATATTGAGTATACTTTTCTTTCTTTTCTTTGTTTATAATACGAACAAAAGAAAACCAGCATATTTGGGTTAGGTAACCAAATGGGCTGGTTGAAAGCTTGGGATCAAAGTTGTCTATGTATGTTACACAATTTAAAACACCATCTGATACCATTTCATCTCTATAAGGATAGTTTGCAAAATTTGGTCTATAAGACAATCTGCTTGCTATTTTTAAAATACATTCACCAATATAGTCTGGTAGTTTGGGTTTTTTTCTACCTGAGTTTTCAGCTTCCTTGGTTTTCTTTTTGTATTCAACTAAAGCATCATATAATTGCTGATTATCTACATAATCAGCATCAGATGGATTTTTCTTTTTTCTTTTAGACTTTTTCACATATTAATTATGCTACAGATATACCATTATGTCAAATAAGACATTGTATTTTGTACTTTATAATTTATCCATTCATAAGTTTTTGTTATACCATCTTTTAATGGACTATTTGGTTTCCAACCTAACTTTTCAAAAATTAAGCTATTATCCGAATTTCTTCCCCGCACTCCTTCTGGGCCTGGACAATTTTTTATTTTTACATTTTTTCCAGACAATCCAATAACAAGATTAGCTAGTTCATTAATAGAAACCATTTCTTCCGATCCAATATTAACAGGACCTGTAAAATCTGATTCCATTAATCTACGAACAGCTTCTAAACATTCGTCTATGAATAAAAATGAACGGGTTTGTTTTCCATCACCCCAAACTTCAATAAAACCGTTGTCTTCCGCTTCCGCAACTTTTCTGCAAATAGCCGCAGGAGCTTTTTCTTTTCCATTATTCCAGGATCCATATGGTCCATAAATGTTATGGAATCTTGCAATTCGAACAGGAAGACCATAATTTCTATTATATGCCAAATACAATCTTTCACTGAATAGTTTTTCCCATCCATATTCGCTATCGGGTGCTGCTGGATATGCAGAATCTTCAGAACATTTTGGATTTTGTGGATCTAATTGATTGTATTCAGGATACATGCAAGCAGACGAAGAATAAAAAATCTTTGGTTTATTTGCAAATTGCATTGCTGCGTGCGCAACATTTAAATTTATCAAAGCAGAATTGTGCATAACATCTGCGTCATGATCTCCGGTAAAAATATATCCTGCACCACCCATGTCTGCTGCTAATTGATATACTTCATCAAACGTACTTGAACTTGAATCTAAAGTCAATGCTTTTTGCACATTAATTGGATCACGCAAATCAAACACAAAAAATTCATCAGCATCTGTATTTTTATACTCATGTTTTTTAATGTCAACTCCACGAACCCAATATCCTTCTTTTTTTAATCTGGTTATTAGGTGACCACCGATAAATCCACCACCACCGCATACTAATGCTTTTTTCATTTTTAATCCTTTTAATTAAATTGATTACAATAAATTTTGTAAGCTTTTTCTGTTTCCTCTGAGAGGGTATACTTTTTATTTATAACTGACATAGTATTTCTATAACCAATTATTTCTTTTTCAAGATTTATAATTAAATCTTGAACATTTCTTTCTTGATATACAGAGGCTCTATTAAATACAACATTACAATTTGTTTTTTGTTGTAAAATATAAGCGCCCCAAATATCATCCATTCTACCGACATATGGCAAAACCATATAATTTTTTATCATCTCTCTTGATAAAAATGTATTTTGACTATTAAATGGTGTCAATGTATTGCTTGTATATGGATTACTTATATTAAATTTTACAATTGGTTTTTTTGTTAGACGACACATAGCATCTATATCAGGATCACCATCCCACAAATCAGCTTGCACATCAACCTTTACAATTTTTTTTCCTAGATATGAAACATTGTTTTTTTGTAAAAGTTTTTCAATTGGAAATCCTCGGTGCCATAAATCTTTATTATTTGTAACACTCAAAGCATCAAATACACCAATTTCACTTGAGTCATAATAATCTACTTCAACCTCTTTGCCAACAAACAAATTTTCACCCCAAAAATCATAAGGAATGTTATCGTCATCGACGGTTGCAATAATATCTGCACCCAGTTTATAGGCATGAACAAAACCAAGATTTCTTCTTTGAATTGTTTTCCAACCTAAACACTGACTTAATTCTGGATATGTTTTTTCTTGAAATTCTGGTGTAAGATATTCACAATTAATTTTTGAATACTCTTCGTGTGGTGTTTTGGTATCTCCTACGACAATTAAATCCCATCCTTTCTTTTTTGCAAATAATTTTGTTGCTTTAGTTGGTGACTGTATCGTTGTTGTTACAATAATTTTTTTCATAAGTTTATTTAAATAATATAAGATTAAAAATTGTTTTTACAAGTAATTTTTTTAAAAAATAATTTCATCAAAAATTATATCAGAATAACCCCAATCATCTGAATTTGTTGTTTTTATAAAATTTTGAACATAAGCTATTTGACAATTTTTTGGAGTTTCTTTATCGTTTTTTATGTATTTTTCTGTATTATGATTTAAATGAAAAATTGGTAAAGTTATCTCTTTTATATCAAAACCAGTTAATGAAGCCTTTTTCATTAAATTAGAGTCTGCATAACATCTGCCTGTGGCACTTTCTTCAAATCCCTTTATAGCGTACCAAACGTTTCGATGTGCTAACTGATAATCTCCACAGCAAACAACAACTGACCATCTATCATTTGGATCCCAAATTGGATTTCCATATTCATCCAACACCCTAGGTTTTTTTATAAAAAGATTCATTAATGACATTAACTTCTCTTCCAAAATACCATGATCCATTGATGTATAGAATTCAATAGGAACATCTCTTCTTGCCCCTGCAAACATAGTGTTATTATTCAATTGATCATCTGATGGTCTTGAGCAAATAATATCGGGATTGCTACTTAAAATAAAATCTCCAGAGGCTCGCCGTATTCCAATATTTCTAGCAACAACTTCTATAAATTTATTATCAAAATCTTTTGATAGCCCGATACATTGTTCGGGTGAAACATTTATTACTTTTAATTTATTTGTTTTATCGATATTTGATTTTATTTTATCAAAATATGATCCATCAATACTATTAAAATCTACGTAAATAACTTCATCGTAATATTTTAAAAAAGAGTTTAAAGAAGGAATCATTCTTTGATGAAGATTTCCTGAATAGTCATCGTTTCTTCCAGTAACAACAACAGATATTTTTTGTTTACTCATTTGTATATCCTATTTTTTTTTCAATCAGCTCGGTATTAAAAAATTTTTTTTGTAAATCTTTTTTTGCTATCATTCTACCATAATTACACTGATCAACATATTTTGCTGTAACTTGGTTAGTTTTTGCTTTATCTACTGCATCAAATGTTTTTTTATTTGCTTCATATAAATTTTTATACTCTTGAGAATTAATTATTTCTATAAAAAGATTATTTCCTATTTGGTCTATTATTTTTTTAGAAATAATTTCAATAGATGATTTGGGAATATAATTTTCATTATACTTTAAATGAAATATTGAATGATAATCAAAAGCATAAGCTTCATCAACACAAATATCTATCATGACATACACTCATAATGGTGATCTATCATTTCATCCAACATACTTTCTAAAGTATATTTTGGTTTCCAACCCGTTTGTTGTTTCAATTTAGTAGGATCTCCTAATAATTTTGGTTCATCCTCAGATGATGTCATTTGTATATCTTTTGAATATTTTTTAAAATTTAAATTTAATTTATCAAAAACATAATTACACACATATTCAACAGAAGACATGCGACCAGATGCAAAAACGTAATCATCAGATTGTTTTTGTTGTGTTAACCACATACCTTCAACAAAATCTTTTGCATGACTCCAATCTCTGTGTCCATTTAAAGATTTTAAAGTAATCTGTGTTTGTGTTCCTTTTTTAATCTTTATTGCATCTTTAATAATTTTGGTAGTCACAAAATTATCTCCTCTTCTAGGAGACTCATGGTTAAATAGAAATCCATTTGTAACATTTAATTTAAATTTATTTCTATAAATTAAAGATATATTATAGGACAATAACTTACTACACCCATAAGGATTAACAGGATTGAATTGTGTTTTTTCTCTCTGATAACCATCACTATCCCGCGAATACCCATACATCTGAGAACTACCAGCATTAAACATTTTACAATCTGGTAAATTATTTTTTAAAATATCCATAATTAAAATTGTACTTGTTGAAATAGTTTCAATTGTTTGGGGTATATTTTCATACGAAATGTGGCTTTCTGAAGCCAGATGATACAATTCATTTGGATTATTATCCAAAATAATGTTTTTTAATTTTTTATCTCTTATATCACATTCAATTATTTTTATATATGGCAAACATTTTTTTAAATTAAAAAGATTTTTTGTATTGGGTCTAATAATTCCAAAAACATCATAACCCTTTTCTAATAAAAATTCACAAAGATAGGAACCATCTTGTCCAGATATACCTGTTATGAAAGCCCGTTTTGTCATTTAAAAACCATCACTAGTTAAATTTGTGTAATAATTCCATTCATCACAAAATAATTTTTTATGAATATAATTTTCATTGGGTTTTAAATAGGATGCACTTGAACCACGAACACGTTCATAAATTGATACATTTTTGATGTGTAACTTTGCCAACAAGAGTGTTAGGCTCGTATCAACAGTGTGAATCTCTTTTGCATTATCCAATACTTTAAACCAATCAAAAATTCTTTCCCATCCTAAAATTTTCATTTCTATGGTTTTATAATTTGTATTTGGATTAATAGAATTATTTGAAGCAGTAAAAGGAGGTGTTCCAAAAGTTTTATTTACAACGATATAATCTTCCAAAAGATTTAAATTTAATTTTTTAATTAATTCGTTTTCCCTATCTTCATTTCTAATTAAATCAAATGAATGAAGCCAATTGTCTGAATTTATATTAACATATTCATATTTGGCATAAAGCATTGACCTTGTTTTTATTACTCGGTCGGCATTTCTTATTGGAACATAAAGTATGTTTTCATCTTCATAAATTGAAGATGTTTCAAAGTTGTTTAGATAAAAATTTTTATATTCAAAATCATCAGCTAAAGAACAAAATGTTACATTTTTATTTTTTATATATTCTGATACATAAGAATATACTGGCTCAACTGGCCACAATACCCTGTAGTTGTTTTCAACATAATGTTTTGCTATTTTTTGACATAATAAAATATCACCCAAGCCAGCTGGTTGGTTTATCAAACATAATTTATTTTTCATAAATTTTAAATTCTGGACACGGAACTATAAATTTTCCACCTGAATCCAAATACTTTTGTTCTCTTTCTATAAATTCTTTTATAAAATGCCAAGGTAGAATCAACATATAATCTGGTTTTAAATCTCTAACCTCTTGTTCAGACAGAATTGGAATATTTGTTCCGATTGTTTTTAATCCAAATTTATACGGGGACTTTTCTGCAATTGCATCGATTAAGGTGTTGTCTAATCCAAACCACTGTAGTAAAGTATTTCCTTTAGTTGATGCCCCATATCCACATATTTTTTTACCTTTTGATTTTTCTGTTGTAATAAAATCAACAGTTTGTTGTTTTAAATTTTTTATTTTAATAAAAAACTCTTCCCAAACTTTTGGGTCACTTATATCAAATTTATTTTTTTCATAACTTAAAAGAGATTGAACTCTAAAATTACAAACATCTCTTAGAGGTCCGTTTGCGAATGATTCTGGTGTAGCATTATTTTTTTGAATATAAATTCTAACACTTCCACCGTTGGTATCATTCAACGATGCATCTACAATTTTTAATTCATGTTTTTCAAATAATTTTTTAAGACTTGATAGTGAATGATAATAATTGTGTTCATGACAAATGTTGTCAAATGCTAATTGTTGTAACATCAATGGTGTATATGAAAGTTGTATGATCCATACACCATTATCATCCAAAATTTTATTTATATCTTTAATAAATGGATTAGCATCTTCTAAATCATAAAACATTGCAATTGTTGTTATTACTTTACACTTTTCTTTTCCATAACCCGTTTTTTTATATGCTTCTTCAGAAAAGTATTCTTGAACAACTCTATTTGCTAATTTACAAGATTCAAAATAATAGGTGTCATCACAGGGATCTATTCCAAGTTTTATAAATTCATTTGGTATAAATTTAAATAAAGTTCCGTCATTGCATGCAATATCTAACCATATATCACCCTTTTTAAATTTAATTCTACTGCAAATTTCTGTAGCAACATCTTTTAACTGTTCGGTCATAGATAGGTTAATACCAGACCTATACCAATATTTGCCCCACATTTCTTCTTTAGGAGCTACATTCATCAATTTGCCAGCTCCTATTTTTTCATCTAAAACAACATCTAAACTAAATTTTTTTCTATTGATATAATCTGAATCAGACTTTATAAAGTCTGAAATGTAATGGTTTCCTAGTTCTACTAATTTAATCATAATATTTTTGCTACTAAAATTTCTTGCGGGTGGTTTGGGGTAGGCTCATAAAAAAACTGATATTGTGGATTAATATCCAAAATTGTTTTTTCTATGTGAGATCTATCAAAATATCTTGATATGTCATCAATTAAAATTGTGTGATTTTTTATACCATGTTCTTTAATAAATGCCAGTTCTTCGTAGGTTGGTTTACTTGTATTAAAGTGAGCATCTAACCAAAAAAAACATGGTTCATTTATTTCTTTCAATATATTTTCAATGATTGTGGAAGTTGGGCCATTATATATTTTAACACTCGGTTTGTGTTGCCATCTTAATACAGAATTTTGATATAAAGAATTATCAATTTCTATGCTGTAAATATTTTTAAAACCAACACCAAAGGCATTTGCTATTCCGTTTCCTGTATTGGTTCCAGTTTCAACAAATATTTTATTTGCCCCCTTATGCTTATCAAACGCATTGTGTTTCCACATACACACCCATTCGTTTATATTTTCATTTTGGATAAAAATAGTTCCAGCTTTTTTATTAATTTCTAAATGATTCATATAATTTATATACACCCTATAATTTGTTCGTATAAAAAATCATCTGACGTTTGATGATTTAAACAAAGTTCATAATTTTCTTTAATTGCATTCAGTTTACTATAATAATAATCAACAGTCAACATATTTATGTTGAAATTATCATTTAACAATATAATACCATCCATATTAAACATTTTATCTATTTCTGGTGTTCCGTGGTATATTGGTATTGTCCCACAAGCAAAACAATCCATTAATTTTTCTGTATAATAATTTGAATAACTTTCATTTTCAATAGTTATTGAAAAATAATACTCTTTAAGAACATCTTCTTTTTTAGAAAAAGGATTAAAAGATCTACCATAATAATCAATCAAATAACC